TTACCTTGCAACTTGTCTGCATGCCACTTTTTAAGCATATCAATTTCTACTTCGCCATTGCTAAGTTTACGATGAGACCACAAACCTTCCCCCATGATTGCAAATACACGGTTACGAACTTCTGTCTCAGACATTTCAAGACTTATGATGAGTGGGCTACGACCCTGTTTCCAAGCCTGTACAGCGAAGTACAGAGCCAACCAAGACTTTCCAATACCTGGGTATGCAAGAAAGACTCCCAGTTGTCCTGGCATGATTCCAGAAGGTAAGTAGTTATCAAACCCTGGCAAACCCGTCTTAATTCCAATGTGGCCTAGGCTTTGCATTTTCTTTACATTCTCAAAGTATGCAATTGCTGACTCAAGATCCGTTACTTCAATGTCTCTTATTGCAGCAGTATTCTTTTTTAGTTCTGATGTTTTTGTAATAATATGTTCAAGAGCCTTTGGTCCATTACCGCCTTGAACTTCAGTTGCTGCATTACGTAAGATGTCTTTAAGACTGTCATTTAGATATTCGGTTTGTAATTCTTCAAGATGATGCTTGGTTGCACCAACACCCTCTACTGGAACAAAGTCTCTAAATTTTTCTACGACTAAAGATGCTGGTGGAACTGATTGATTATTTTCTGAGTATAGCCTAATAAAGTTCCAGACGTCATTATGAGTTCTCAAAAGATTGTCAACATTTGCTTGTAGTAGTACATGGATTTGTTTATCATTTAATACTGCGGTGATTAACTTTGCTTCTGTATTATTCACTAATCCACTTCCTTGCTAATTTTCTTCGCTCTTCTCTATCTTTAATATCTTGCTCTACTTCTAGTTTTGCTTCCAATATTTTTTGTGCGTTGTATGCAAAGTAACTCCAAGTAGGGGAAAGAGAAATATTAAAATAGTAATCCAATAAATCATAACAAACTCCCATTCCATAAGATTCAACAAGAGCATCTGCAGCCCATTGCTCAACATTAAGGTTCATGTTACTTTTGGCTTCATATCTTTGTAGATGTAATTTATTATACCTACTTAGCAAAGCCATACGGTCTTTGCGTTCTGCCACTATTCGCTTTTAAATTCTTTTGCTTCGTTGCTTTTTTCAATTAGTTTGTTTTCAACAAACTTATATACACGCTCAAATGCTTGATCTATGTTTTCTTCGTCACGCTTGTAATCAACAATACCAAGGTCAAACCTTATTGATTGAAAGTTACCTAGATTGTGTGTATATCCTAGTGTTACTGATACCTTTGTATTTTTATTTTCTTCCATACCCCACCATTTCTGCTATTAGATATTCTCTGCCCAAACAGGAATAAATCTACCATCTTCTGTCTTCGTATATGTAAGTATACCGTCACCCATGCGCCTTGTCAATTCTTGGCTTGTAGGCGTCATATTATTTGTTATAAGCCCATCTTTTCTTGGTTGTCCTATATGTATAGTAGCCAGTATAGCACGTATGTCCCTTACCGTGCTTTCTGAATAGTATGATCTAATTTGCCAACCTCTTTGTCCATTTAACCTTGCACCAATTGGCTTTGGTATCATTCCCGTTTTCATTAACTTAGGCATATATTTTCTATGACGATTAATTAATTTAGCAGTCTCAGTAACAGTATATGCACGTTCCCTATTTTTTCTAAAATCAGAACGTAAGCAAGTTTCAATTCTATCTTTAGTAATATTATAAACAGAAACCATCCCAGTAGATCTTGAACTGTGATGTAGCCTTACCAAGTCCCCATTAAGAAACCATATTTTTTTATTACCTTTTATTACAGTTTCGTTATTGTATTCTTGGCTCTCAATATTTCCTTTGCTAGTAGCCATCTACCTTCTTCACTTTCTGTTGGAGGATGAAAGAATTTTCTTTGTCCACATCCCATGCAATATGTTTCCATGTGTTGAGCACTGCTGTACTGTCTGTCAACAAAAATTCTACCCTTGCATTTTTTGCAAGAAATCATAAATTATTTCCTTAGTTTGGAATTCCAACAATAACTAGATGAACTGATAAAGATAAGTCGCCAGAAGCCCCAAACCTTACAACACCTTCTACTCTTGTTTCTGTAACGCTTTTTAAAACAATATTTACGTTTTGTCCTGCTGGTGTTTGTCCAGTGTTAACTGGTGTTGCTGATACTATTGGTGGGTATTTAAAGTCTTTAAAGTCATAAGTAAACGTTCTTTCGTTACCCGCCGAAACTGTTGAGTTATTTGCAACTTCAACCAATCCGCCTACTATTCTTGTGTTAGAGGTTTGAACCTCTGCTTTACCCGCACTTGCTGTATCAATAATCGTTTTACTTGTTTGCTTAGAAGCAACATTTGTAGAAAGATCATTTACAGCCTCAATTAATTGATATAAATATGTAACATCAAGAGGTTGCCCTCTTTCTGGTAGTGGTACTTTTGCCATTTATTCCTCCTATTTTATTATACCAAAGAAACTAAGCCAGAGTTGTATATTTGAAAATTGGCATTTAGTATTTTTTCAGATGACTCAACTTGAATAATTACACGTACATTCGTAGTTCCAGTTTTAATAAATTGATATGAATGGATTGGTGTTGTGCCGTGGTAGGTTGCTGTAGCCCCATCAACTCCAACAAAAACATCATACTTTGGTCTATTTAATTCATCTCCCCAGACTGCACTAATAACTGATGTTGAAACCTGTACGGCTCCAGCAACAGCAGTAATTGAATCATCTAGTACAAGATTTATTGGAGACCATTGAGACGTTCTGTTTTTATCTTCAGAAACAATTCTGTACCTAAAAACATATCCAACTTTATCATGATCTAATGGTGGTAAAGATGCTTTTTTTATTATAACTTTTTTAATTCCTGCATCAGCCATTATGAATTGTTTCCGCTAGAAAGATCTACTGAAAATCTAAATTCAACATAATTACTAGTATTAGGACTCTTAATTATAGTTGCTGCACCTGAAGTTTGAATAACTGAATATCCTGTTAGTCCATAAAGTGGATTTACTGTAGCAACATTTTCTAATTTTAAAGCATCTAGCGCTACATAATAGTTGCCAGACGGATTGACTCCATCAATAACGCATGCGTATATCTTGACTACAGAAACAGCATTCCAGTCAAATCCAGATGTTCTGTATAGTTGTTGAAGTTGTTTTGTTACAACAAAGTATCTTTCTGTAGCAAAATCGTATTGTCCGCCACTACTGTCGTCAGCAACTTCTGCTTCAAGTCTTGCAAACTGTGTTCCGCTTGTATTTTCAAATGAAACTAAAACTCTGGCTCTTTCTGGTTGAGTTCCAGCACCGTATGTTCCATCTCTGTTTACTATTGAGAACGCTAATCTTAATTGATCTGTTGGAGAGTTTTTTGTAAAATCAACTGTTGTTCCGCTCAATCTAATATAATTTGATGAGGCTCCTATTTCAAAAGTATCTTGTGTTGGACCGCTATCTGATTCAATATCAAGATCAGCCTCGTTACCTTTTATCATAATTACATTATTTAAAAATCTTGGCCTTTCGTATCTTGCAACTCTTGGTGATTTAAAAAATATTGGATTATCTGCACTTGTTTGAAATACTGGATCTGTTACAGCAATAACGTTGTCATAAATTGGGGCATCTAACGCATCAGATTCTGTATCAATTGCTACTGCAGAGGCGGCTGTTACGTATTGCCAGTTTTCTGTTTGTGTAAATGCAAAGACTGTTTTACTATCATATGCTCCTGCAGATGGATTAGATCCTGCAGAATATATTCCAATTTCAGATATTTCATATCTTTCTTCTGTTGGTAGTTCTGCTGTTAGAACAATTTTATCTACACCGTCTTCGTTTACGAAACCTCTAGAAGATATTGGAACACGAAACATCTCAAAATCTAAATTTGTTTTTGTTGAATAATCGCCAATTTCATCGGCGGTATCTAGGGGAGTAGCACCACAACCAATAGCAATATACGAGGCATAGGCAGGGGCCTGTCCAAGTAAATACTTTGCAATAATAGATTTACCAATATTAGTTATCATGAGGTGTAGTCTCCAAGATCTGCTTCATATATTGTACCACTTACGCTGATTTGTGTTTCTACTTGTTCGTCAGGATTTACGTTAATAAATTCAATAATTAAGTCTCCTGCTGCGTTAAGGTATACGTTTTCTCCATTAGTTCCGTTGCCAGTTTCTGGAATTTTGTCTTCTAGTTTAATTGAGAATCCCGCAAAAAACTTATCTGCGGTTTGCTGTAGGCTAAGGATATTATTTGGGTTATACCTTTGTTGAATGGCTGAAAGGTTTTTAATTGGCTGGTATGATATTTTTTGTCCATTAACAATGTCAGACCTTGTTATGCTAATTAATTCTTGACCACCAATATTTTCAAATATCTGATCAAACATTCCATCTGTAGGAACGGATTCTTCATCAAATAATATAATGTCTAGGGTTGCTGTTTTAACTGGTGGTGGAGCAGCAAACATTCTTGCAGAAAACATTTCTGGTTCTGGTGCTGGAGGTGTTGCTGTAATGCTTACAGATGGTGGGGCGTCTGCCTTTATAACTCCAGAATCTGCTGATCTTCCAAAATACTCTGATTCTTTTTTATTTAAAATTGCAAGCATTCCCTGTGTATTTATGTGTCCATTAGAAAGTGTTACCGATGCTCTTTCATTTGCAGTTAACTGTGCATATGCAGGAACATCATTAAAATATCCTTGGGCGTTTACGCCACCTCTTGCTGCTACTTGCTCTGCACCAACAATACCTATTGCTTCTGCTGTTTTTGCAGCATCTATTGCGGTGCTAACAACGTCTCTTGATGCTGCAACTTTTCTATCATAGTTACTATCTGCACCCATTTTATACCTCCGCTAAATAAAGTGTCATGTCTGGACCATTTATTTTTCTTGCATACTCAATATTATAGACTATAAATCTAGAGTTAACAGAAGTAACTAAATCTAAGTCATTAGAATCTTTATAGTTAATTGTTACGATATCTCCAAGTTGAATTGTTGGAGTTGCAAATATCTTCAAACCAACTGATTTTTTAGGAACCATAAGTTTATCTATCATCCAGCCCATTAAATTTTCTGCATCATCTTGTGTCTGTATGTATGGAGTATCTAAAGTAAATTCATTGTTTCCATAAATCATTCTACTTCTTTTAATTTCATCAAACCTTTGTTTCTCAACTTGCGGAGAAACAATCTGAGAAGATCCAGTTAGTAGTGGGTTAGAAAAATTACTACGCTTTTTAAAGTATTCGTCAACTGTTAACTCATGAGTAGTGTCTTGTGTAAATGTAACGCCTTGAATTCTTAGATAGTTACCGCTTGTTTCGTCAAGATTTAGGGCTGTATCTGTAGCATTAAATATTAAAAATTCAGCACCGTATGAGTCTGCATAAAAACCAGATGATACGTAGCCTTTAATGTTATTAAATGTTGGTGATAACTTGGCGTAAAGTGCAGGGTATGCACGATCATACTTAACATCAAAGTAAGCACATTCTCTCATTATTGAGCCAAACTCATCAAAGTATAAATTATATTTAGGGGGTTGCTGAGCACTAATTCCAGATAAGTAGGTTGCCTGAACGATACCGCTCATTGCATATTTTCTTAAAGACTCACTAGCACTTATCTCGTTATCTCCAAAAGCAGATGATAGGGTTTCTCCAACTGTGAAGACAGTGTTTTGAGAATAGTTCTGTGACAAGGCATAAATATTTTCAAACATAACTCTAGATGAACCACGAACAAAGGGAGCCATGTTATTGTAGATTGGAAGCGGATCTGTGTCGTCTACAACCTTAATTAATTGATTGTTAATGTATAGATAGAATCTTCTTGTTTTTCCTATGTCTTGATATTCTACTGCTAAATCGTATACCGTCGGATTTTCCTCACCAGCCATTCTATACTGACCAGTAAACCTACCATCGTCAACTGTAATTTTTGCTAAACCGCCATAAAGTTTTACAGGAATTGCATTGTTATTAGATGCATCTTTTTTAATTTTATAAAAAACAACATTGTTAATAGAAATATCTGATTGATTATCTTTATCTAATTGTAAGTATGATTCTATGTTATCACTTGTCAATGCAGCAATTTCAAAATAATATCCGTTGTTAGTTGTTGGATTAAGTAATACTGCCAATCCTCCTGAGCCACCACCTATGCTTACTGGCTGATCTGGTTGAACTCCAGCAACCTGGTAATATGTTGTGCTTCCATTTGGTGTTTGACTACGACGCTCATTATTTTCAATCTTGCCAATAATACGCATTCTTGTTCCAAAATGCTTATAAGAGTTATCTAATTCTTTATAGACATAAGATACTAAATCAATTGCGACTTCGGTTGTTTCAAAGGTTGGTCCATTCATTACCAAGGCTGATGACTGAATTGTTCCAGTTTTTGGAGATATGGTTGAGTTAACTGGAGTCTCCGTTGTATAACTTGAAGACATAAAGTTTTTAATCGTTCCGCCTCTTGAGGTCTGTTGCGCTTTAGAGTTATTAACTCCTGCTGCTCCAGTTGTAGTTGCTGGCAAAGAAATATCTTCAAGCAAGGTAGTTGTAAATAAATATTCAGTTTCCATTTCACAACCTCTGACATAAGTGTTGTCTGACCAATAGGTATCTATTCCAGCAGTATGACTTGTTATTGTTGTTCCAAATTGAGCACGACCATGTTCATAAACTGCACCATTTTGTAAACGAGTAACACCCTCAATTTCTTCATAAAATGGAACTGTGTAAATTCTTACTAAGCCAGTTGGGTATATCTTTCCGTTAAATGGTAATGATCTAAAAAAGTTTTGATACTCTTGATTATTAGTAATCCAAACATTGCTACTGCCTTGTCTGTGAGAAACTCTCCATGCTTGAATCTCTTCACCTTTTTGTGCTTCTGTTATTTCTCCATTTGCAACTCTTTTATCTAAATCATCAATAACGCTTGATGGTGCTAACCTTCCAGGTAACACAATTTCTGGTTTAGACTCATTTAAATTTATACCGTCTGATAATATTGGATACCAAATTGCAAGGGTAACATTAAATTGTGCAGCATCATACCTAATAACTTCTCCATTAGAATAAAAATATCCTTGATATCTTGTAAGCCAATAAACGTTTTCTCCAAGATCAAAAACATTGTTTACTATTTTACGACTAACTACACTTGGCGGAGATATAGTAAGATCAGAATTTAATGGCATTGCTCCTAAAACATACTTGCCTTGTTTAGATGCAACCTCATTGATTGTTTTAGTTGAGTCTGTTCCAGAGACTTCCCACAAAAGTGAGGGCTTATAAATCCAAGTCTTATCTATATCAATCATACTTGCTTGACGAATAGACCCATAAGATCTTTGAATATATCTAGTTGTGTAATTAATCTTTCCGTTATTGTAAACCTTTTTGTCTTGAGATGCAATTGAAATAATATTTGGAAGCGTACCAGATGATGAGTTTTCAACAATTCCGCTGACAGATTGATTGTTAGATCCTGATAGCGTCATGCTGGACGTTCTGTCATCTACGTCTGGAAGCATATAGTTTTTGCTCATTACAATAAAATTATTATATTCATCAAAAAACATTGCTGTTTGTGTAGACACTGCAAGTTGATTTAATACTTCTGCTACCGTTTGATCTGGAGCAATAAAGAAATATGGGATGATTGGGTCTGGCTCGTTTGTTGTTCTATAAAATGCGTAGTTGCTAAATCCAATGTAATCAAGAATTAAACTAATGGCATAACTAAGTGATACCTCTGTTACCAACATTCTTGGGGCAGGCATAGACTCTAAAAAGAAATAAAAGTCTCTTAGCGATATTTCTAATGTTCCAGCAGTAACATCTGCCTGTGGAAAACCGTCGGAATAAAGTGTTTTAATTGGAACCCAATAATCAAATCCACTTACATTTAATATTTTTTCGTAAAAGTTAAACTTAATATTTTTGCGAACATAATCACTAACTATGCTAGTAGTATTGTTATCATTGAATGCTTGGTCATCATCAAATAAAGATATACTTCCAGTTGAAGCAAGCAACTGTCCTACTGGTAAGGCGGATGTTCCAAGATCAGAAAGAATTTTTTTAACACTATACTCTATTGTTTTATCAGATATATCAACAACTAACCTTGGTGACATCTCAATTAGATCAAAGGTAGAATCAAATTTATTCATTCTTTCTACTACAATTCTTAGCCCACGAACATTTTGAAACTCTCTATAAATGGTTTGTCCATTTGTTGTTTCTTGAAATGATAATGGATTTGTTAAGTCTGTAACAAATGTTGTTTTGTTATCAATCTGTTCATTTCCTAATACCCATCCGTAAACAGGAGTAAAGGTATCGTATGTTTCAGTTGTGCTATTCCAAACATAATACGTTCCAGCATCTCCTACATTTGAGATAACCAGATATGCATATCCATTAATTGATTCATTTGGAAGCAGCGTAGATGAAGAAAGAGTTTCAACATGAATGAAACTATCGTTAAAATTAGTCGGAATGTTTTTTATTCTATATTGTAGTTCAACATATCCATCATGGGTGATTACTGGAGATCCATCATCACGAACATCGTTTTCAGTAAACACATAAGCATCTACCCAATTGTTTTCTTCAAGATATTGAACTTTCCATCTTGTTGGAGTTGTTTTATTTGTGTTACCAAAAAACGGATCTGCAAAAGTTCTAGATATATCAGTAAAGTCTCCTAGATCTATGTCCCCAACATTGGTTTGCATCTTTACAATAATTCGGTTTGCTGGTACATTTTCTTTATAAACTACGAACGGCGCAGCATCATCTATATAGTAATTGCCATTAACTATGGTTTTAGCAATGCCTCTTTCAATACCGTCTTCAGTTCTAAAAGATGTAAAGTATTTAAATTGATCATATCGTGACGCCATATAATATCTTGGCCTTCTAGCAAGATCACTGCCAGAGTTTGATAGAAACTTACCTTTAAAAGCAACTGCCTTATTGATACCAGACCTTGGTCTAAATGGCTTTATGCAATCTTCTAGTGAGTATAAAAGTTTATTTTTTTCTTTTATAGATGTAAAGGTTTGTGGCGTTCCATTATTTTCAAACCCTCCATCAATAACAACATCTGCATCTGTTGCTCCAGTATAAAATGATCCAGCATCTGCGTTATCAAACGTATTTGGTATTGTTAAGAATTGAGAGTTTTGCTCTTGAGATCTGTATCTGTAGTTGCCAAGTTTAAATATATTATCTGGCATATTCATATTCCACTCAGCCAGGACTAGTGATTCTGTTTGTATTGTTCCAGATGTTTCAAAGTGATTCTTTAGGTCGGTACTTTCAAACATTTAAACTTCTTCCAGGGTTACCGATATGTTCCAAAGATCATGATTTGTTGCCCCACGCTTTACGACGGAATAATTAAAGTCTGCAAAATAAACTTCAATGATTTGATTATATCTGTTCAAACCACTATATTCATAAGTCTGGCCTTCTAGGTTTGTATATTTATCATAAGCAAGGTACATAAAAAATGGACCTTGATGTGTCTCATACCAATCAAGAAGTTCTACGCCACCTGCTCCACCATCGGCTGTGTACTCTGTTGTAGATCCTTCACTTGGTGATACTCCTGTTGTTGAGTTAAAATTTGGTAATCCTGAATACCCTCGTGAAGGCAGCATGTTCCAAGATACAGACATAGTTAATTTATCGGCAATGTGATATGAACGCATGCGACCATTAATAGTTCTTTGACGTTGCTCAATTCGCTGGGTATTAAATTGCATATCCCCTCTATTATGATCAGATAAAATAATGAACTGATCTAGAAGGTCTGGATCTGTTTCTGTTGTGGAGGCTCCTACCTCTACGCCAGTAGGCACGTATAAGCCATTGGAGAGGGTTCCAGCGTTGTTTGCCCACAATATACCCTGCGGTCTAGTATATCTGCGTCTACCTGTTAAATAAGCACTAGTAGCCATTATCGCCTCTGCCCTCTAATTCTTTGTGAGTCAACATTTTTAATTTCTCTCATTACCGCATTAGCAATATCTTTAGCACTTCCATTTGAACCATTAATGCTAAATCCTAGATTATAATTATACACTGCCGTTGAGTTGTCATTCATAGATGTTGAAATGTTATTTACTGGAATTTGAGTCATACCGCCTCCACCAAGCATTCCAGGATATTTAGATTCATTTATTCTTTCAAGTAATGGTCCGTATGCTTTTGATGCTCCCTTATTCATTACAAACTCTCCAGGAGTTAGCATTGCTGGAACAGTATCGGATCCTATTGCTCTGCCACCAAATGCCATGGCCTTAACTGCTCCCATGCCACCTCTGCCCTTAGATAAAATTGGTCCGCCAAACATTTTTCTTTGGGTTATCTTATTTAAATCTGCTATCTTATCTTTTATTTTTGCATTTAAATCTTTAATGCTTTGCAAAACAACTGCACTTTGTTGTGGAGTAATTGTTTGTGCTGTAATTGTTCCAGCCTTGGCCCCTGCCATAATTTGATCAATTGATGTTGCACCAGAACCTAGTTTTTGTTGTGAAGCAAGCGCCGATGCAAGTGCTGCTGCTAATGCTTGTGCACTGCCTGCTTGTTTTAATAATTCTGCTGTAAACGGTATTCCTGCTGCAGTTGCCTTAGCAATTAAATCATCAAGATCATCCATATCTTGTTTTGTTCCATTAGAATATATATAGCCTTGCTTTGTAATTTCAACTTGTTTATTTAGTGCTGTAATATTTAAATTAATTGATTCAATTGTATCTTCAATTGTTTGTTTTTGTGCTTGCAATGTTTTTAATTGTGTTGCTTCAATTATATTAATTTGTAATTGAAGTTCTTTATTTTGTTTTTCAATTGCGTTTCTTCCAAGTGCTGAAATTGCTGCATCACGAGTTGCACTTAGTGCATCCTTTTGTCCAGTTATTGCAGATTGTGCTTGCTCTGATCTTGCATCTTGCATTAATTGCGCTGCTGTTGAAATGTCTCCACGAGTAAGTGCATCTGCTATTGATAATCTTTGTTTTTGAATATTTGCAATGTTTTGATTAATTGAAGCAATTTTATCCAATGCTTCTACTTGTTTGTTATATTTTTCGTTAATAGCATCTTCTTTTAATGCAATCTTGTCAAGGGCTAAATTATTGCTATCAATTACTGCCTGAATAGGTTCAACCTGTGACTTTGTAACTTTTTGAATTTGTGTGTTTATATCTGCTAATTTCTTTTCTTGAACACTCAAAGCATCATTTTCTTTTTTAATTTGTGGAGCAAACTGCATATCAATAAGTTTTTCACGAAGTTCTGCTTGAGCCTGTGATCTTTCTAGTTGTTTCTTAAATAGATTTGGTCCAGACATGTATTGAAGTTCTGATTTTGCTTGATCTTTTAATGCTTTTTTGTATTCATTGATTAATGCAATAATTTGTTTTAATGATTTACCCTTGCTATTTGCAAGTACTAAAGATGCAATTTCTGCGTCATTGGATAATTCTGTTGCGGTGGCTTCGTCAACTTTTGCATTACGTAGAATAATGTAGGCTTTAGTTTGATTTTGAATTGCTTTAATTCTTTCTTGTAGTGCATTTAATTTTCCTGCACCATTTGCTCCACCAGTACCATCACCTTTTTTATCTGCATCTGTTACATCTTTAACTGCACCAAAAAGATTTTCAAAGGCTTTTGTTAAACCATTTATTCCTCTTGTTTGCGTTTTTCCATCTAGTGATGATAATGCTTTAAGGATTGGACTATCTTTTGATAATACACCAGAACTTAGGAGAGCAAGCAGCATCATCTCCTGTTTTGCTGTTTGAAGATTTTTTAAGAATGGTGCTGCGTTAATGTCAAGTTTTTTAAATATTTCTATAAGTGCAACTTTTCTTGATGCTTCATCAAGGTCTTTCATTGTTTCTAAAACACCATAAAGACTTGTTTCAAATTGTTTTCCATCAATAATTCCAAGTCTAAACATTCCAGCAGATGATTTTGAAACTTCTGAAATAAAAGTACCAAGTTCAGATAAAGCCTTCTTTGCTTCATTTGTTTGAACTATTTGTGCTGAGTACCCACCCTTTCCTCCACCAACCGCGACGACTTTTGTTAATCCAGCCTTAACTTGTTTGTCAACGTTTAGTAATAATGGAGCAATTTGACTTTGAAGTTGTTTGATTGATTCTGGAGAAAAATCTAATGACTTAACGTCTAGTTTAACTTCTGTTTTGCCAGCCTCTTCACGAAGGGCATCAACAATTGTTTGAACTTGTTCGCTAGCAAACCCCTGTGCTTTAAGATTAAATGCTAAAGATGTAAATACAAGTTGTGCTTGTTGTGCTGTAGATTTAGACAAAGTGTTAATGGTTGGTGCAAATTGTTTTTGAAATCCAGAATCTTCTCTTAGTCTATCTCTTGCAGTTCTTACATCTTGTCTAACAATTTCTCTGTTTCTATTTTCAAATGGAAGTTTTGATGGAACAACACTAAAGAAATCACCAAGTGTTTTAACCTGATCTGTCGTAGTCTTCATAGCATTTGATAGACCGTAAATATATTCTAATTCTTTCTTTCTTGCATCATTGGCAAGTTTTATAATTGCAACACCTGCTAGCAAAGCAACGCTTGCAAGGCCAAACCCAAGTTTAAATTTAGCAATAGTTGAAACTATTTTATTTCCAGTTAATAGTTGAATAATAGAAGATAGGGCAAATAGTGGACCAGTTATTTGAAATAGTATTTCAGAGAATTTTCCTAAATTTCCACCAGTCATTGAGGCTACACCTGATAAAGCAGATAGTGCAAAAGTTCCAGACATAAATCCTTTATTTAGTCTGTTCATTCTTTGATTCATTTCTGACATACGTTTCTGTTGTTGTGTTGATAAAAGTGTTTCTCTATTCATTCTTGCTTTTGCTGCTATGTCTCCTACGTTAATTCCTGGACCTTTAGGCGTACCGCCACCAGGTGTGCCTACAGAACCACCTGGAACAAATAAGCCAGATGCTGTTTGAACCATTCCAGATCCAAGTTTGCCACCTACGACTCTTGCGTCATCTACATATCCTTCTGCACCAACAATAAATCCTTGAGCAATACTTGCTCCAACCATCTCTGTTTCTCTTGATGGCGATGCAACCTTTGCTCTATCAACAACGCCTTTAATTGTTTTCTTTGTAACAGCATCGGTAATTCTTGCACCAACATCTCCAAGATATGGAGTCATTTGTCTAGTTAAATCATCAACGCTTGCTGTCACCGAACTTGTTATATGGGACATTGTTGCGGTTTCCCATTTATCTAACATTGGGTTTAATGTTTGGAATGATTTTACAGTTTTTTGTTTTGATTGTGAAAAGCGTTCTGTGCTTGCAAACATTTGTGGATTTTGTTCTGCTGCAAACCTTTGTGCTTGAACTCTTGCTCCTCTATAAGATCCTGGAAGTGCAACTCTTCCAAATGCTCCAGTAGATCCAGAGCCTGCGCCAACTGGTCCAACTGTTCTTATCTGATTAACAGCATTTTCAAGTGCAACATCAATATCTTTTCCAGCAACCTTTATTCCTTTTGCTGCTTCACGTAATGCAGGAACAACAATTCCTTCAAGGTCTGCATCTTTAATAAACTCTCTTCCAGAGTTATTTAATGCATCTGTTGCTGTTTTTGCAAAAAGATTTGCTATAACTGAAAACTCTTGTTTAAATTTAGGATTGTTAAGACCAACTTTAAGTTCTCTTGCAATAACTGCAAGTAGTGGAGCCATTGATGCTCCGCCTGCACCACCTAAATATCCTGTAACATCTCTAGTTGGAACACCTCTTCCAGTAGGTTGGCCCATAGTAGTGTTCATTGATTCTGGTAAGAACATTGTTGCATTTCTAAAACCTTTGCCCATTTGGTATCCAGGAATATTATCTGAAATCATTCCTTGAATTAATGGGGCATATTTTTCTACTATCTTTGTTGGAATAATTGCTTCTCCTGGAGAAACCATTGCTGGGACTATATCTCCTGCACCTCTTGGTCCAGGTACTGAAACAATACCGTTTGCAAATTTTCTAGCACCTCGTCCTGGCATCATCATTCCAGGGTTATTCATTGAGAAGTTTCTTGCTGCTCCTGCTGCTGAGGTGTATGCTGCTATAAGTTTATTTATTTGTGCTACTTCAGCAGTAAATGTTTGTGTTAAGTTTGCGTGTGTTTGATTAAGAGAATGTGCTGCTGCTGCTGCATCTAATTGCTCCATGGTCATGTACTGGGTTTGTTCTCCTAGCATTTGTGATTGACCAGTTAATCTTTGATACCCGCCACGTAATGTTAAGAATAGTTTGATAATATTTGCAACACCGTTTGCAAGCAAACCAAATGTCATAAGTAATACTGGGCCTATTGCTCCAATGCCTACCGTCAATAATGTAATTAATTTTTTAGTTCCGTCTGAAAGGTTAGAAAACTTTTCAAGAATTCCCCCAACAAATTCAACAATTGGAGTAAGCGCTTGCAAGAAAGCCTCACCAACTGGAACAAGTGCAAATTTAAGATCTTCAACACTCTTCTTAAACTTATTCATTGCAGAGTCTGCAGTCATTCCTAATTCTCTTTCAGACAAAGCCGATAATTCTTCTACAGAAGAGTTTGCTAAATCAAGAACGCGAGATGCTTGATTTCCATCTTTTGCAACGTTAGCAAACAATGTTGACAAACGGGCAAACTGGAATTTACCAAACATTTGTTCAATTGCTCTTGCTCTTGATAGTGGATCTAATCTATTTAGTGCCTCTGCAAATTCAACAACTGTTGCTTTTAAGTTTCCTTTATTTTTTTCTACAATTGCTGTTGCATTAATACCAAAATCAGCAAGCATGGCTGATGCTTTTTTAGTTGGGTTAATTAATGCTGCAAGGCCAGACTTAAGTGCGTTGGCACCTTCTGATGCATTAATTCCACCCTCTTTCATGGCTGCAATAAAGAATGTTAAATCTTTTACATCTCCACCTAATTGTTGAATAACTGGTGCTACCTTTGGAATTGCAGTAGTAATGTCATCAAGAGATACAACTGTCTGGTTTTCTACTGCGTTTAAAAAGTTAATAGAATCTGCAAGACTTTCAGATGACATACCAAAAGCATTTTGTAAAGAAATGGTTGTTTCAAGTGCTTTTTGACTATCAACTTGACCAAGAATAGCAAGGCGTGTTGCTTGTGTGGTTTGACGTTGTAGATCTAATCCTTGAAAACCTGCTGCTGCTGCCTCTGCTGCCAAACCAACAGTAGTAGAAACAGCAACGCCATACTTTGTAAATTGCTTTCCTAATTCTGTAATGTTATCTAATGCTGCCTGAGTTTCAGCCTGTGGCGTAAATAAATCTCCATAAACTTTTCTAAATCTAAGGGCTTGTGCTTCCATCTCCATAAAAGTTTTTACTGCTGTTGAGCCTACAAGCATTAATGGCAGGGTAAAACCAACCATCAACTGACGACCAGCCCACTGTGTATTCTTACCAAAGTTTAATAGATTGGTAGATCCCTGTTTCATTAACTGATTAAATAGTGCTTGTTTCTGTGCTGCTATTTGAACCTTAGTTGTATAGTCGCTCATGTTCAACTGGGTAGGCATAATACTCATTGCCTTCATTGCCCCGTTGGTATCACGGCCCATCTTAATGTATTGGGTTTGTAGTCTCTTTGTACGTTCTTCGGCTACCTTGCCAATCGTGTCAAACTCTGATTTGAATAATCTTCCAAATGTTTTTGTGGAGGCTCCCGCATAGCGGAAGTACTCACGCATTGAAAACTTATTTTTTTCTAATGAGTTAGTAAATGATTCTGCAGATGTTCTGACCGTACGCATTTCGGCAGTAAAAGAACTGATAGCGTTTATACTATTTAAAAGATTTTTTTGTAAACCCTTTTGAGCAAGGGCTGCTGCTTCACTTGATCTGGCTATTGAGGTGTGAAACTGAGATATCTGACGTTGTAATGCTTTTAACTGTGCTAATGCATTAGACGAATCAATATTAATACCAATATTAGCATTAACATCAGCCATTTAGTCTCACACCTCTTTTAAATTATTCAGCCATAGTTACGCCAAGAACGTCTGAAACTTCAGCAAGTTTAATACCTGATGCTGCTTCTACGATCTTGTAAACTGTTGGGAGATCAATATTCTCCTCTAGTTTTTTTACGTCTTCAGAGAGTTCTGGCTTGTATTGTTTCATTGCAATCTGTACACACTCCATAAGAATGTCCATAGACTTGCCGTTATCTTCCGCCACCGCTCCCACACCCTCAAACTTCTTCATAAACGGACGAAGTAGAGAGATTTTTAGAGGACGTACTGTAACCTTTGTGCCATCAATTAGTGTAAGGATTTGTTCCTCATACGTAGTTGTTGCCATTGTTTTCCTCCTATAGGTTATGTCAATTATAGCATGATGAGACTTATTTTTTATTATTTTATTTTGTTAAATCTTCGTAATCAATTCCCATATTTATACCAAACCCTGCTTTCCTAGCATTCTCCCCTTGAAGAGCCAGAATATCATTACCGTCTTTTGCTTTACCTTTACTAAAGACTCTAGCCTTCATGTCTTCCCATTCTTTTTGTCCCTTTGAAGATCCAGACTGAGCATCTAAATCTACTCCCTGAATAGCAGCCAAGAATTTTTTTTCTTGATAGTCAAGTTCTCTACGACTTGAAAGAGTTGCAATTAATTCTGGCATAGATAAAGACTCTTCTAATTCTCTGTAGTCTTTCCATATACCCAATAAAAATACTTC